CGCTGGCCATGCCACGCGGGTTGATACCGCTACCGCCAATCACCCGGCCATCCGCTGCCGAGCGCGCAACCGATTGAGGTTTGGCCATGTGAACCTTGACACCGATGGACCGTGCCAAAGCGCCGGTCTGGCCAACTTCCGTGACCGTGTTATTGCGTGTGCCAAATGCGCCTTTGGTTGTGACTGCAAATCGCAGCAACTCGCGCTCTTCCGGTGTGCTGATCATTTTTCTAATTTGTTCAACAGAGTAGGTGCGCTTTTTAACCGTGACCAATTTCCTTGGCCTGCCGCGTTTAGGCTGTTCCGGTTTGGCCTGCTGAATCGCCTTCGGCTTTTCTGGTTTAACCGCCGGTGGTTTGGGTTTGCGTTTGATCCTGATGCCGAACTCGTTGAACACCTCGCGCATCAGCTTGTCAGCATCTTTGCGCACCGCCTTGGAAATTTTGTTGCCGTATTTGCTGGCCACTTTCATGGCGCGGCGGCTGGCCTTTCTGGCAATTGCGGAGTGTGGCTTCAGGATCTTTTTAAGTTTTTTCTGATACTGCTGCGCCTCTTTGCCGGCGGCGGCTATGAATTTAGACAGGCGACTTGGTTTGCCAGCCGCCTTCAAGCGGTTAATGCCTACACGCGCCTTGATGCTCGACCGAATTGCAGGTATCAGCACCCTGCCAATCTCCCGCGCCACTGACCGAAAGACTTGCTGTTTCTTTTTCGGGAACTCCAACACTGTGCGGATCAGTTTGTCCGCACCATTAAATTCAAGTTTGTAGCCGAAATCGGCCACTAAACCACCTCTTCCGAGCAGGTTATTTCTAGTATCTCGTTGAGGTAATCCACATTGGTGATACTGGAGATTTCCAGCACTCGGGAACCCAACAGTAACCGCCAAGTCTCATCCATGTTGGCTAGTGCGCTGGCGTAGCGGATCCGCACCGTGTGACCTAAAGTTACTTGGCCTTTGTTGACTGTGGCCTGTGTTCCACCGCCACGGCCAATCATCTCGGACCACACAGTCAGGACAGTTGTCCAGGTGATTGTCTCTTGGCCGTAGCTGTCCACGGTCGCAGTTGGCGACTGCACAACCACACGGTGCCGCATTCTGCCGGCTGGGATCACTGGTATTCCCCGCTGTCATACAGAGAGAGAAGACTTTCCACGGCGTAAGGAACCGGCAAGCCTGCCTCCTGGCTGGCGGCTTCACGCCTGATGTACCAGTTGCCGACTAACAACAAAATGGCTTGCTTGATTGGACCAGGCACATCTGCGCCGGTCGTGCCAAAGCCCGCGTAAAAAGTGACCTCTACCGGGTATTTGCGCTCGCTGTCGAGCGTAGGCCAGCCAGCGATTCCCCAGACGGACAGGACCGGTGGGTTGCTGTTGTAGGCTAAAAATTCTTCATCGGTCAGAGTCCACGATGTGGTTGTCACATCGTCAGGGTTGTAGTAGCTGATAACCGGTGAGTAGGTTCCCGATGTTGTGATCATTGGCCGGCGCATGATCTCGATATCAGCGCCATCGGCTGGGAAGTCCTCCAACCGCATCCGCCATTGCTGGCGGATCAGCGCCAACCGTGTGGTGCGCTCGACATGATCACGAGCGGTGGAAATCAGCGCCGAAATCAGCGTGTCATCGTCCGAGTTATCAACTCGGATGTGCGCTTTGGCTTCAGCCAGAGTGACCGGTTCGCTGGCCGGCGCGGTGATCCGTTCAAGGAACATGGTCACCTCACTTGCGTTTTTTGGTCTTCGGCGCTTCCTCGTTTGTCGTCTCGGCATCAGGCTCGGGATTGGCGCCATTGCTAGCCACATGGATGGCCAAACCTCGCTCAACCATCCTATCGGCTTCGACCTGATCAAAGCATGGGAACAGTTCCCCAGGCATCCATGCTGTAACGGAATTGGCGAGCGCTTCAAGCAGTACTACTTCCACAGGCATATTCAGTACCTCCACAAATAAAACCGGTCCAGCGGAATCCCGCCGGACCGGTCAGATTAGCCCGGTCCCAATTGCGGGATTAGGCCTGGGTAAGGCGCTTCAGGGCACTGGAAATTGTGACCTTAGAATCAGACCGAGCAAGAGCGACAAAAGCGCTTTGGCCGTATTCCATATACCTCTCATCACTGCGCACCAACTGGATATCCAGAGCATCGCGGATGATGAATTTTGACCAGTCGCCAAACAGGATGGTTTTGGCGGTTGTGGCAACACTGGATGCCATGCTGTTGTTGATCACAACTGGATAGCCGAACAGCCTGTCAGGTTCACCCACGATGTAGCTTTGGGTGAAGACTGGTTGGCCGTAACTGTCCTTCAGCTTGCGGATGGCAAGCAGAATGTTGTCATGCATCATGAACGCGCCAGCGTCACGATAGCCGCGATCCACCGAGTGGACCAACCCGAGCAGGTCGTCCACGGCAATGGCGGTTGCGCTCGCTGCGGTCACACCAGCGGCGGAACCAGTCACAGCACCTTGCGGTTGGCTGGAACCAGTGCCTGTGCTGAAGAAACCCAGTTGGCTTCGACCGATGCGCTCACCCAGCAAGTTGCCTAGGATTTCGCCAACATTGATGGCGCTATCTTGCAACAACTCCAGGCTGGCCAAAACCAGCTTGCTGGTGAACTTGTAGGCGTTGAGTGTGACCTTGGAGAAGGTCACATCCTGCGCGGCATAGGCGACATTCTCAGCCACCAGTTCACCGGTGTTGCTGGTATCGTCCACGGTTGGAATGTCGATTGGGTTTCCGCTTGCCGTGCGAATCACCTGGGCGAATTGGCGAATCGGGCAGGTGTAGGCCAAAGCCTGTTCCAGCGAACGAATCAGATCGGTTGGAACTAGGTAACCACCAGCGGTGCCGCTGGTCGATTGCGCGCGAGTTTCCTTGCCGGGATTCTCGTTGAGTCGCAGGTTCAGCACCTTGTTGTTCAGGTTGAACCCGATCTCGTTGGCAGCGCGGACATGGTCAGCGGTGCAAAGACCGGTTGGCTGAAGTGCCCAACCGCGCAAAGCCATGTCGCGGTTGCGAATGGCGCGGCGATCATTTAGGTCACGAACAATGTTCGGCACCGGAGTGTTCACATACACCGGCTCGCTTGCGGCTGGCGGCTTGGGTAGTTGATTCAAAGCTGGAATTGACCGAGCAGATGCCTGCTCTACTGAACCTTCACCAGGATCGGCAGCGGGATCAGCCATGAGTTCAGCCTCCAAAGTTACGACCTTCGCATCAATCTCGTTCACCTGTGCGACCAGCGCATCAAATGCGGCTTGTTCTTCGGGTGTGAGTTGTCGCTCTTGCATTCCGGTTAGTTGCGCCATCAATGCGGAACGTGCTTCAAGCAGTTCTTCGCGAGTGGCTTTTGAAATCACGATCTTATTCATCTGCTATTCTCCTGTGTGTGAATCACATGAAACCAAAACTAAAGAACCAAGCGAACTCAGAACCGGCGCAACCCAATCACTTGTAAGATGTTTGTGTTCCGACTCAACAAAAAGCGGGACAATGACCGCAGGCCAACTTCTGTCTGCGGATAGGCCGGGATGGACACTACCGAAACCTCCATCAGGTTGGCGTGCCGAACAATCCTGCGGCGTAATGGCTCATCGCCTTCAGGAGGCAACCACTCGTCATCACCTTTCGAGATGGTGAAGCCAAAAGACATTTGCGACACATCGCCGCGCCTGATTAGTTCTGCGGCATCTTTGGCATAGCTGGTCGATGGTAGGTCGATTTCAACCGCCAAGCCTCTGGTATCCTCGTGAAGGCGTAGCGTGCCAGCGGATCGTCTACCTAGCACCAACCGCGTGTCGTGATCCAGCAGCGCACGCACATCCTCGTTGGAATCAAGCGTTCGCTTGAATGCTCCTGGTGCGATGAACTCACGGAACCCGCCAAGGTTTTCACTCGGCTGATTAAATACTGCGGCGTATCCGTGCAGCTTGTTGCCTTCACTCTCCACCTCGGCAATGCTGCCGACGCGGCGCTCGATCTCTATTCCGGCGGTTGGCATCGGAACTCTCCTCTTTCGCTGAACCTACGGATGCGGCCAGTCTCGGTGTTTTCCGTATCTGTCGAAATCATGTCTTGGAACGACATGTGAATCGGCGGCTGTTGTGGTGGACCCGGAGGCAACCGGCGCGGCGTTCGCGCTTCACCAAGAACCAGCAAGATCCCATCCCACGAGGACTCAGCCATTCATCTGGCTCACTGCTTGTTGCCCGGCATCAAGTTGAGCCGGCGATAGCGGCAGGATGTTGCCGAAAATCTTATCGAGCGTTGCTTGCGGTATTGATGGGAACGCCGCTTGGGCCAAAGCCAATGCGGCTTCTTTCTGTAGAAGTCCCGCTGTTACCTTTAGTGCCAGATCAACCAGCGCTGTGACCTGTGCGCCATTGAGCGCCATAGACGCAATGTCTTGGGTGGACTGCTGGTTAGTATCTGCCGTAGGTGTTGGCGGTTGCTGTACTGGTTGTGGATCAGATAGGAACTGGTCAACTGAGTCAACTGGTTGATCGCCCGCCGGCGCACGCGCACCAGGAGCGGTGTCCGTTAGCGGTTGCATGTTCGTCGGACTTAGGAATGTATCCCCGCCAGGGATTGGGTCCCAGGATTCCAGCTTGCGAATCTGATTGACCGACAACCAGCCCCAGTTGCGACCGATTGAGTATGACTTGTAACGAGTGAGAATGTCCGCGCGGAGTAAACCTTCCACGCTGTGTTCCCATGTGTACCAACCCCATTCATGCTCACGCACCAACTTACGGTTGGCTTCCTGCTCAACCCGGATCAAATGCGGCTGAATGCAGTCGGTTAGGAACTGGATGTTCTGCGCCTCGATGCTCTCGCCGCCGCCGCCCAAACCCATCTTGGCCGGTGGGATGCCGAATATTCTGCACACCTCACGAACTTGGAATTCGCGGGTCTGGATTGTCTGCGCATCTTCAGGCGATGTGCTGGTTGGAGTGAACGTCAGGCCTTCTTCTAGTACGGCAATGCGGCCAGCATTGGCCAACCCGGTGTGCAGTTTCTCGAAATCGCTGCGCAGGCGGCGGCGCGCATCGTCGGATAGTTTACCCGGATGAGTCAGCACACCAGATGGCCTTGCGCCATTGGCGTACAAAGTGCTGCCGTAGTCCTGTGCCGCCTTGGTCAGTTCCAGTGAATTGCGGCATAGGTCCAGCAGGCTGTTGCCGTTGAATGTCCCACGCAAGACGAACATGTCCGCCTCGGAAACCCACGTGTCCGCGTCGTTAGCGTAGGGATCCGATTTGATTCCGTAGAACTTCTTTCCCAAAATGTCGTCGGTCTTCTCGATGATGTAGTCGGCGGAGATCTCTTGAAGATTTCTTGCGCCACCATCAATCCGAGAGATCCGAGCGTAGGCGACACCATGGACTAGCATTTGGAATATCAGGCTAGACCTGATTTCCATTTCGTTGCGGTTTTCGTTGTACTTCCAAACGTCCGCCTCGTTGCGGTCTTCGGCTCGGTTTCTGCCGCCATCGACCTGGCGGTGGTACAAGTGCAGAGGTAGACCACCCACGGTTTCTGAAATCAGCCGCAAACCGGCCAGCACCGCTGGTATGCCGAGGTAGTCCATCGCACCCGGTCGGCCATTCCAAGTTTGCTCAATTGCGTTGTAGTCGTTCAGCACTAGCGGACGGCCACGCTGACCAGCGCCCAACAGGCTGGAAATACTTTTGCCAATTCGCTTTAGGATGCTGTCTGCCATATTCCTCGATTCTGGGAAACCAGACGAACTCAGAGAACCATTAGCCCGCCGGATTCATAGCCCGACCGGCTCGATGCCTCATGGTGCCGCGCTCTGGCCATGCTCATCACGGATGCGATCACTGGATCGATCTTGTCACCGCTCTTGGATTTGTCCGGTCGGACATTGCCAGCCGGATCTTGAACCATCGAGACATTGGTGAATGCCCAGCGGTACAGCGGATTTTTGCGGATGCGAACTTTGCCTGAACTAACCAGTGCCTCGAAATCTTTGCTGGCTGGTGACATCGAGGCGAAACCCTGTGGGAATGCCACCACCGTGTGGCCTTCCGATTGCAACTGATTTGAAAGCGCAACACTGTTCCACTTGTCCACTGCTATTTCGCGGATGTTATATCGCGTTGCCATGTCTTCTATGTGCCGTTGAATCTGCGTGTAATCGATCACCTCGCCATCAGTCACGATCACATGGCCGGATTTTTCCCATGGCTGAAACCGTGTGCGGTTAGCTCTTTCTCGGGTGGTCAGAGCGCCACGCGGTGCCCATGACCAGGAGTCGAGGTAAAAGATTCCGTCAATCGGCCAGACTGCGGCAATGCTCGTTAAGTCCGTTGT